AAAGGCGTTGATCAAATCATTGCCGATTTAGCAAAGAAAAATAACTTAATATATAAATAACCATGGCAACTACTGGACCAGTAAACGGCACGCTTATAAGCATCTATAAAGATGTGAGCGGTACCCCTGTAAAAATCGCAAACGCGACATCTCACTCTATCGACATTTCAAAAGATATGATCGACGTAACCAACAAAGACAGCGCAGGCGCAAAGGAATTTATCGCGGGCGAATATGGCTACACGTTGAACGTTGAAGGTATTTTTGAAGAGGATGCATCTGTTGCAACTAGCGGGCAATCATTCAAAGACATTTTAACCGACCTTTTGGCGGGTACTTCTGTTACCGTTGTAATGACTACCAACAGCAGCACAGATCAAAAATTAACAGGCGCCGCATTCTTTAGCAGCTTAAGCCTTAGCGCTCCTAACAATGACAAAGCAACTTTCACCGGTACTTTGCAAGGTTCAGGCGCTTTAACTATCGGCACCGTTGCTTAATTAATTTTCTTATATTTGTGGCATGAACCACATTATCATTGGGGGTGTTCAGCACCCCCTTTTGTTTAACATGAACAGCCTGCGCAACGTTATGCAGTTGGCAGGGATGGAAAATTTTGCAGATCTAAACCTGCAGAAAGACCTCGCTAAATCTATGGACTTCGCGCTAGCTTGCGCATTCTATGGCATTGTTGAAGGCTACGAATCCGAGGGCAAAAAAACGCCATATACTAGCGTGCAGAAATTAGGGGCGGCCGTTAAAAAGTTTACAGAGTTGAGCCCTGCATTGGATGGCTTCACTCAGGCGGTTACAGACTTTTTCAGCACAGAAGAGCCAGAGGGAAAGTAAAAGCCAAGGGCGACAGCGCACCGCTAACTTGGCGCAAAATTGAGCGCATCAGTTACGGCGAACTCGGACTAACTGAGCAGGAGTTTTGGAAATGCACCCCACGATTTTGGCGTTTGAAATTGGAGGGCATGCGTGAAGCGCAGACGCAAGCCTATAGAAACCAATGGGAAATTACACGCTGGGCCGTTGCCACGGGTATGGCGCCTCACTTAAAGAAACCCATAGAACCCAAAAGGCTGTTAACATTTCCTTGGGAAGAGCCCGAGTTTTTGTCTATTCACGAAGCGCTTAAACTATATTCGCATGTCTTTGATAAGTTAACCCCAGACGCCAAGGCATGAGCGCACCCATAAAAATAGTCTACAATATTCTCAGCAACAACTCAGCCCTTACGGCATTGGTTAGCAGCAGGATCAACCCCATACGTATACCGCAAGAGTCGGCATTCCCTGCAATCGCTTACAACTTAGTTAGCGTTATTGCATCGCCCACCAACACAAGCCACAGCCGTACAGATTTTGCACGGGTTCAAGTTAGTAGCTTTGGCACTACGTTTGCCGATGTGATGGACACGGCGGCAGAAGTTCGGGCGGCGTTTGAATCTGTCAATTACCCAGATACTTTTAACGGGGTTTACTGCCAGGCGATCGAGTTCGATGGCGAGGTGCATTTGGCAGAAGATGAGGCGGGCTTTGCGGGCGTTTATCACATTGCTCAGGACTTTATAATCAATTACAATTACGCCGCTCCGATTCCCTCGGGCGCTAGTTTTTTACTATTGGAAAGTGGCAGTTTTATGTTGTTAGAGGACGGTTACAAAATTGAATTATAAAAATGGCAAGGTCCTTAAATATAGTAATTGGCGCAAACATTGAGAAACTCAGAGAGGGGTTTAACGATGCTATTTCAGTGATCAAAAAGGCGGGCGGTGAAATGTCTGCCGACGTGGCGAAGAGTGCGAAGAGTATACAGGATAAGTTAGCAACTATTGCAACTAAGAACCCGACAGCGGGAACTGTTAGGCAGTTGACCAATTTGGCAATGGAAGCCAGGGCATTGGGTCCAGAGTTCCAAAATGTAGCCAATGATATAATACGTGAAGCGGGTAGAATTAAAGATTCTATAGGCGACGCACGGGCTGAGGTTGGGTACTTTGCAAGCGATACGCGCAGACTGGATGCGGTTATTGGTAGCGTGCAAGCCATTGGCGGCGCTTATTCCGTAGCAGAGGGTGCCATTGCTTTGATGGGCGTTGAGAGTGAGGACCTTCAAAAAACCATGGTTAAGCTGCAGGCAGTTATGGCAGTGGTTACAGGGTTGCAAGAAATACAAACTTTACTGCAAGAGGAAAGCGCAGCGATGCAGGGCTTACTTGCTTTGCGCACTACTGTGTTAACAGCGGCGCAGACGGCTTACGCTACGGCAGTAGGTACAGCAACGGGAGTACAAAGGGGCTTTAATCTAGCAATGGCAGCAGCGCCTTGGGCAATAGCAGCCACAGCATTGGGCGCCATCGTTATGGCGGTGGGTAAATACCAGGAGAGAATAAAGAAAGCGGCGGAGCAGCAAAAGTTATTTAATGAAATAAATAGCGAAACTCAAAAGAATTTTGAAGAGGAAGTAAAGAGCGTAAGCGGGTTGCTAGCCGTAGTTAATAACCATAACGCTAGCATGGTAGAGCGTAAAAATGCGCTCGCCGAAATCCAAAAAATTTACCCAGACTTTTTAGCAAATCAAAGCCTAGATAAGATTGGTAGCGAAGAGTTAAAAACTGCGACTACCAACTTAACAAACGAAATCTATAAGCAGGCAAAAGCAAAAGCCGCGTTTGCAAAGTTGCAGGAACTGAGCGCCAAAATGCTCGACTACGAACTAGGCAAGCAACAGGCTCAACTTTCTACGCAGGCTGAAATAAATAGACTTTACGCAAGTGGCGCCACATCTTCGCAAGTTCAGAAGTTTGTAGAAAGCCAAAAAAATGTGGGCGCAATAGCAGATCAAAACGCGGCAAAAATCCAGTCGCAAATTGACGCTATTATAAACATGAGTAACGCGCAGGGGTTGACCATTACCCCAGTTACCAAAGCCACTACTGCGATAAAAGAACAGACTAAGGCGGTAGAGGGTTTAACGACAGCACAAACAAACCAGGCATCTGCTCGCACATTGGGCACCCCGCAGTTTGGCGCAGGCGCTCCAACTATTGAGGCCTTCGCTGCGGTTACTGGACCAATGCAACAATACGCCCCAGTATTAAAGCAAGCAACTGGAGAGCAGATTGCCATAATGAGCGATTACGAAAAGCGCATGAGCGAATCTGCAGGCGCTATTAATAACGCTTTTAACAGCATGACCGCAGAAGGCGTTGAGGCATTCGGCGACATGATTGGGGGAATACTTAGCGGGCAGATTACAAGCTTTGACGACTTTGGCAAATCAATGCTAGCATCTGTTGCAAAATTTATGCGGGCCTTTGGTACGGCATTGATTGCAACGGCTACAGCATCCAAGGCTTTTAAGGAGTTTATTTTAAAAAGGCCAGAGTTGGGTATTGCTGCGGGTGTTGCATTGGTTGCAGGTTCTGCGGTGATCAGTGGCATGCTTAAAAAAGGGCCACAGCCTACAGCCTTTGCTGAGGGCGGTATTGTTAGCGGTCCGACTCTAGGATTAGTTGGTGAATACCCGGGCGCAAGTTCAAACCCTGAAGTAATTGCACCACTTGACAAACTGAAGGGCATGCTGAACATGAATAATAACAGCGGATTTGTAGCAAGCACATCCATCCAGGGGCGTGATCTCGCTATTATTTTGGAACGATATAACAAAGACAGTAAACGCGGATAATGGCAAGGATCTACTACGGCTCATTTCTGAGCATCGAAAATATAGAGTACAGGGTTGAGTTGTGGGATGGCGCAAGCGGTTCGTCTACTGGAGGTACTGAGTTGACGTTAGCCGGCAATGGTTTCAGCATTGAGCGCCAAGGTCAAGGAGATACTTATTACAACAACTACGCAAGGCCTAGCCGTGTAAGTACAAATTGGCTAATGCCTAACGATACTGTGCGCAATGCCTTTATCAATATAGCAAATAACGAGGAAAGCAAATTTGCAATAGTGGTTTATAGAGCCAGTGCGCTGTACTATGTAGGGCGAGTAATTGCAGATCAGGCAGACTATCTACGCGAAAGCATAAACGGGGCGCCTGTGTTTGATTTGGTTGCTGTGGATTCTCTGAACTTGCTCGAGGGTTTCAATGTAGATCCTGATTGGTTTACTGATTCATTGGCTACGGGCTTAGATATTATTCGCAAGTCTTTGGAGTATTGCGGTCTTGACGATTACTGGACCTACCTTGGGGCGAGCACTTATTTGCGCGATGGGGTTACGATGTACGACACCGCCCAGGCATCCAATAAAGGACTGGCAAATACCAAGTTTAATCTGCTTACTTTTTACAATGGCTTCGACCCATTCGGCGATGTTCAATTTATCGATACTACGGATATTTACGAAGCCACTACAAATATAGATTTGATCACATGCAAGCAGGCCATCGAGCAAGTGCTTAGCATTTACGGCAGCCGAATTACTTTGGAAAGCGGGGCGTTTTGGATTCTGCCAGATGACGCTTACAACGCCACCAATTTAACAACGCGCATCTATAACACTGTGGGAACTTTTCAAAGCACTGGCAGTACAGCGCACGCCGTTACGCTTGCCGCCAATGTGAGGCCACAGTGGGAAGCCAAACCAACTATAACTTATCAGCCACCTGTTAGGGCCGTGGATGTTATAGAGGAAAGGCAAAACGCTATTTTCGTATTACGCAAAGGAATAGATGTTAACAGCATAGAGTTGTCAATTGTTGACAAAACCATAGCAGCAAGCAAGCCAACACGAGTGCGCATGCTTTGCAAATGGATGGACGACTCTTTTGTAGCATTGAGCACAAGCAGCGCCAAGCGGTACCAGCGTTATTTATTCTATTACAGAATCTACGTTAAAAACTCTGGGGGCACAATTTCACAATACAGCCCAATTACAAACGCCTACAATACAGTTGCAACTCCAGTTTGGCAGACGCAGGAATTGACCGTAACCAATGCGCGAAACAATTGGAATAGCCACGTCATGGACTTTGTGATGCCACAAGTGCCAAGCGGCTATACCCGCCTATTTGTAGACTATTACATAGAAGCCGAGCAAGGTATGTTTGTTGCGCCTAACAATTGGGCAACTAGCGGAACTACGCAGGTCGAATTTTGGGGAACAATCACAGCGGCACAGCCTTGGGGATCTATTGAAAATCCAGACTTTGCCCACACCACAAAGCAAACAGTCAGCGTAACGGGTGCAAGTGGCAACAGTCAGCTAGTGGAATTGAAGCCCGCATATTATGACGGCGAGGGCCCGTTTGGCTTTGGCACAATATACGTCAACAACGGAACGACTTACGTTGTAAGTTCTGATTGGTATAGTGGCTACGCTTCGGCAATCCATGACGATCTGAGCACAATTTTGGGGCGTCGCATTGGCGGAATGTATAATAAGTTTGTACCAGTTATACAAGGTACTTGGCACGACGCTGGTAGTTTGACGGCTATTAAGTCGCTTAACTTTGACTCTACAAAATGGCTGTTTAACGGGGGCACATTTTACCCACGCTCAGAAAGTTGGCAGGGCGAATGGCTAGGGCTTGCACCTGACTACACGCTAGCAACTGGCGGCGGTAGTGGTGAGTATACCCCTAGAAGCGGTGAGCGTGTAATTAGAGAGCGCTTAAATTACCATGAGTTTGCTATTACCAAACTAAACCTAGAGACAAGCGCTATACCAGACAGACTAGTAGAGCATTTAGTAAACTATGCCGACGGGGCACCGACTGCACAGCCTACGCTAAATACACGCTGGGAAGTAATGCTGGAATACAAAGACAGCACCGAGGTACTAGACTGGCATATACAAGAGCATAACGCCTCAGTAGTTTACACAGCAGGAACGCACACAATTACTAACGGCTACGAGTTAATTATATGTAACAGCACGGACGGCAATGTAACTGTAAACTTACCGAATGCTACCGAGAGCAAGGGTAAAAAATACTACTTTATTAAAACGGCTAACGCGCATGTAGTAACCATAAGCGGAGGGGCCTATAACATTAACGGGGCAAGCAGTACGACGATTAATCAACTCTACCACAGCAAAACAATTATAAGCGACGGCGCCCAGTGGTATATTATTGCAGAGGTTTAATTTGTTAACGAGTGGGCGTTGAGCCTTTTGTAATTTTGGGACTATGCCAGATCAAAAGATTTCGGAACTGTCGGCCATTACGGCCATCGATAATGCGACCGACGTTTTGCCAATTGTTGACACCTCAGCAACCACTACAAAGAAGATCACGCTCACGCAGGTTAAGACCTCTTTAGCGTTGAACAATGTAGACAATACTAGCGACGCCAATAAGCCAGTGAGCTCAGCGACTCAAACTGCATTGGATGCTAAACAGGCAACGCTTGTAAGTGGTACCAATATCAAAACTATAAACGGGTCGAGCGTATTGGGTTCGGGCAACATCGCTATCTCTTCAGCCGTTGCTTGGGGTGGTGTAACTGGAACTCTGAGCAATCAAACAGATTTACAAACTGCATTGGATGGCAAGGTTGACGAAAACACAGCCATCACGGGAGCAACCAAAACCAAAATCACATACGATGCGAAAGGATTGGTAACTGCTGGAGCGGATGCAACCACGGCAGACATTGCGAGTAGTACTGATAAAAGATATGTGACCGATGCTCAATTGGTAGTTGTTGGAAACACAAGCGGAACAAACACGGGAGACAATGCGGTC